CTTGGCATCGCCAACGGCGGACCAACTTAATGGTCTTCCGTTTGGTGTACTCACGGACTGAGAAGGGGGACATAGCGTCCCCAACTTCGCACCTGCGGTTATCACGGTACGGTGGTCGACGGTTAGCTGATTCTGCAAACCAACGCAGAAGAGCAGACCAACCATCGATATCGTGTAATAGCCGTGGAGTCTTAACGTCGCGAACGTAATATTCAAGTGTTTGAAGCTTGAGGTTCCGTCGGCGGCGGTTCGGCTCGTTGAGCTCAGAAACTTCTCTGAGGGACGGACAGCTTAAACGCTGCCTGTCGCTTGGGATAGCGCCATAAATGGCGTGTAACTCACCTACGACATAGTCGTAGGCAGTGAAGTAATGCTTATCGTATAGTGAATTGGCGTAACTTATCCAACTCACATAAGCATCCGGGCTAGGGGTGGTTTGCCAGACCGTTCGAAACCGAACGGGAGTGACACAAACGCCTGAAATGGCGTCCATGCCACATGACTCTCTAAAGAGTCCACTGGTGCAACTCTTATCAGTGTTGACCTTAAGGCCAAATGATTCGAGTATACCGATCGCATACGCGGATTGCTCCGTTGGTACGATCACATCATCCCCGTACACTAAGATTCTCTCTCGAGAATCCGTGTCCATCGACGCGTGGAGAAGGCTCCATATAGTTAACGCAAGGATAGGAAAGCATAAACTGCTTCCCATCGGTGCGAACTTGTGAAGTTTAAGAACTTCTCCGTTCGGCAGTCGAGTACTCATGCTTCTGCTCGCTAACAGGGCTTCAACTAAGTGCCCTGGAAACAGCAGGCGAACCAATCCAAGCGACACACGGTCACTCGCCTCTTTCAGGTCGAGTGTAGCGTATCGACCGGACGAAGAGCCATAAAGTGCTCCTCGCCGATTCGGTGCTTGGTCGGTGAAGTTAACAATACCTCTTGTCAGAGGATGCTTCTCCACCAATTCAACAATAGCCGCGCCCAAACCTCCCTGAATCCATTGCAACGCAAGGGGTTCACAAGAGATTAAGCGAGGCCCGCGTGAGTCTTTCGGAACAAGTAATACTTGTGCCGGCGGCTCCCTATCGGTCAATCGTGAGAAAGATCGATAGTTATCACAGACTGCGCCCATCGAAGAACAAAAGA